ACCTCTAAAGGTGATAGCTACTGTGCAAGAAGTTTAGGTATTAAGAAAAGAGTATCTAAGAAAAAAAGAAATGATCCAAACACTCCGAATAACTTATCTCGTAAACGTTGGAAATGCTCTGGCGCTAAATCCAAAAAGAAATAATTAACATTAAACTTTTTTTAGTTAAACTATTTATATATATTTGTATAACGTTTAACTAAAAAACTATACAATGTTAAAAACCAACTTAGAAGACAAGGAACCAAATCTTAGCAAAGAAGAACTTAACGCTAGGAGAGAAGAAATCACTGCTTTTTACAAAGACAACATCCAGCATTTAAAAATTCAAGCTGAATATGAAACGCTATTAGCTGATATAGAAAAAGCTAGAGCGGAACGTATGCAAGCTCAGATGTTTATGTCTCAGCAATATGCTGACCAAAAAGAAGGTGGAGTAGCATCAGACTCTGAAGAAGCAAAAGCTTTTAAAGAAGCTATGGAGAATGCAGCAAAGAATATTGATTAACTTAAACTCAATATTATGCTACTCAAAAAAGGAGATAAGAAAGTTAATGTAAGACATCTGCAAGATAAATTAAATATTGAAGCAGATGGTCACTTCGGTCCACTAACAGAAAAAGCTGTTATTAAATACCAACTATCAAATGGATTATCTGTAACAGGAATGGTTGATAGTGATATGTGGGTATTATTATTTAACAAACCATATAGTGAAGATTTAGGTATAGATGAAGATACTGATATATCTTCAGACTACTTTACAACTAATTATGATCAATTAATTCATAAGCACTATTTATCAGAAGGTCAATATATAAAAGGTCCAATCAAAAATGAATATATATTTCTACACCATACTGCAGGAAGTAATAACCCTTACAGAACAATAGATCATTGGGATAGAGATAAAAGAGGTAGGATAGCTACTGAATTTGTTTTAGGTGGCATTAGTCACCGCAATGGAGATGATGAGTTTGATGGTGTAATGGTGCAAGCATTTCCTGAAGGAGGTCAAGCATTCCATTTAGGCAGAACTCAATCAGGTTGGATGAACAGGCATTCAGTAGGTTTAGAAATTTGTTCTATGGGTTATTTAGATGAAGATTTAAAAACTTATGTGGGATCTCGCTGTCAACCAGAACAAGTAATAGAATTAAAAGAACCATTTAGAGGTTATTTAAATTATCACAAGTATTCTGATGAGCAAATAAAAGCAACTGAAAAGTGGATACGTTATGTTGGTGAAAGAGATGAGATTGATATTAGAGTAGGTCTTAAAAAATATATACAAGCTTATGGTCCAACAAAAGGATTTGGATTTCAAATTAGTGCTTGCTTAGGAGAAGTTAAAGGATTATTAACACATACTAATGTTAGAAGAGGTAAATCTGATTGTTATCCAGATCCTAATTTAGTTGATATGATATTAAGCTTATAGATATGGCAATAGTAAACAAAGTAGATTTTAAATTAAAAGTGGAAATAAATGATTCAATAAAATATCAGATATTAACTTATTGTTTTTTTACAAAAACATTAATAAGTAATTCTGATTTAGATTTCTTAGCTGTACTTGCTAAAAACCCTAAAATAGAAATATCTAAATTTTGTATTTTATTAACTGAATTAAATATTTTTAAAAGTGCTCAATCAGCTAGAAATGCAATTTCAAAAGCTGAGAAAAAAGGACTGGTTAAGAAAAATGGTAATAATAAAAAAACCATAGACTTAAATAAAGATATTAATGTTCAATCTAATGGATTAGTATTATTAGACTATAAAATTTTAGGAAGTGAATCCTAAGAAACATAAAGATTTTACAAATGGTATTGCTGAGGAAGTAGGAGTTCATCAACAAGTAGTAGATGATTTTATAAGTTTCTATTATAGTAAACTAAGAAAGAAATTATCTAAACTCGCTTATCCTAGAATAAATGTAGAAGGTTTAGGTACTTTTGAAATAAGAAAAGGTAAACTTGAAACAGCAATAAAGAAAAACAAAAGCATGTTAGGTAACATTGCTAAAAGGACATATAACGGTTATGCAAAAAGTGAAAACATAATTAAAGATATAAAAGAAATGTCTGATGCACTTAACAAACTTGAGGAAGCTAAATTAAGAAAAAAAGAATTTAAAAGTAAGAAGAATGAGTAAGCCCTGGAAAAAATATACTGATGCGTTTAAAAACATTGACAAAATTGCAGAAGGAATTAAAAACAATCTGTTTAAAAAAGAACATGTTGAAGCAGTAGCTACAAGTAGATTCCAAGTATGTATCAAATGTTCTTTGTTTGATGCAAAAGGAACGGATTGCTTAGCTCCTGGTACTCAGCCTTGTTGTTCTGATTGTGGATGTAGTTTAGCTTTTAAAGTAAGATCATTATCTAGTGAATGTCCTAAAGGATATTGGAACTCACTTATGCCTGAAGAAACAGAAGAGTTATTAATTAAACAAATAGAAAATGGAAAAACTAACTAAAGAAGAATTAGTAGGAGACTTGTTAATGAATGGTCATATAGATGGTGAAGAAGCAATAACATTACTAAAAGATAATGCATCTAGTAAAAAAAGACGGCAAAATGTTTTTACTAATGTAGAAGGTAATGGTGGAGTATACACACAAAATAATACATAAAAATAAAATTATGGCTATAACATTTAAAGAAGAAGGTCATTTATACGAAAGTAATGACAAAGACAAAATAAACTGGACAAGTGTAACATCCTTTATTGGAATGTTTAAACCTAAATTTGATAGAGAAGGTCAAGCTAAAAAATCTTCTAAAAACAAAAGATCTAAGTGGCATGGTATGACGCAAAAAGAAATACTTACTGCTTGGGATAATGAAACTGAAAGAGCTATTAAATTAGGAAATTGGTATCACAACCAAAGAGAAGCAGACATGCTAGACTTTAAAACTATTGAACGCAATGGTGTTGAAGTACCTATTATAAAACCTTTAATAACTAAAGAAGGTATAAAATTAGCACCAGAACAAAAACTTAAAGAAGGAGTATATCCTGAACATATGGTTTATTTAAAATCAATGGCTTTATGTGGGCAAGCAGATTTAGTTGAAGTAGTAGATGGGTATATTAATATACATGATTACAAAACAAACAAAGAAATAAAAGATAAAGGGTTTACTAATTGGGAAGGTATAACTAAAAAATTATACAAGCCAGTAAATCATTTAGATGATTGTAATCTTAAGCATTATAACTTACAATTGAGTATTTATGCGTATATTATTAAAAAGCACAACCCTAAATTAAAGATAGGAAAGTTAACAATTCAACATGTTAAATTTGTTAAAGTAGGGGAGGATAGTAATGGTTATCCAATTACAAAAGTAGAGAATGGTGAGCCAGTTTTAGAAGAAGTAAAAATATATGAACTACCATATTTAAAAGATGAAGTATCTTCATTAATGATGTGGTTAAAAGATAAAAATTAATGGCATCAATACAATTAACACAAGTTTTTTTAGCACAAACCGCTCCTCCAACATCACCTCTTACATTATTTATAGTACCGGGTTCAGAATCTTTTATTGCAATAAACCCTCTTTCCTTAGATGCTGTTGGACCAGTATATCAACAAGATGGCAGCATTATAAATGTAAGAATGATATATGTTAATGGAAATTTTATGCCTATATATGTTACTGATAGCTATGCTACGGTAAAAGCTTATATTGATGCATTATAAAAACACAACCATATGATAGTAAGATTATTTGATATACAAAATAATAAAGTTATACCTTCTGAACATTGCTATGCTTTACCATTTCTTAAAAAAATAATGGATACTTATCCTGATACTTATATGCAGGTGTATCAATATATATTTTATTTAAGTTGTCCGGATCCAGATTTAAATCCATTCTTTAATCTTCCTGAACATGAGAAAGAAGATATTATTATAGAAGAGATAGGACTTGAAGAATCACCAGAAGATGGTAAGATAAGATATGCTGTAGATATGTGTAAGCAAATGTATGAAACACCCACCTTTAGAGCTTACGTAGGTATTAAAGCTATGTTAGACAGATTGGCTAAGTATATGGAAGTAACCCCTATTGAACACGGTAGAGACGGTAATATGAACTCTATGATTAATGCTGCTGCTAAATTTGAACAGATTAGACAATCTTATAAAGGAGCATTTACTGATATGAAAAATGAACAAGAGAGTTCAGTACGTGGAGGAGCAGGATTGGCTTATGATCAAATATGATAAATAACAAAAAAGAAACCGAATGGCATTTCTGCTATTGGGATGAACCAGAATTTAATAATACAAAAAAAACTAACAACGATGGCACAACAAGTAATACCAGTAGGAAAGAAACTTTTAATCAAACAAAAGAAAGCAGAGACAATGACTAAATCAGGTTTTATTTTACCTGAAATGGCAATAAAAAGAGAATGTATAGGTACTGTAATTGGAAAAGGCCGGTCTGTAGAAGAAATTAAAATTGGTGATGTAGTCCAATACACAGAACATTGTTTACCTACGTCAATGACACATGATGAAGAGGAACATTTACTTATTCAAGAAGGAGATGTTTTTGCAATTTTAGTTGAAGTAGCGGATGTATAAAACCATCCCTACATATACTAGTGGAGAATGGACAACAACTGATTTTGTAACAGAAGAATCATTTATAAGTTATATATTAAGTATTTTCAAAGAACCTGGAGAATATGGATTTACTAAAATAGCTCATAAGTTTAATGATGAAGCAAATACCTTTAATGCGCAAGGTTTTTATTGTAATGCTCCATTTAGATCTAAAGATTTTACCAACTATTGGGAAGATCAAAAAAACAAATGTAGGGTTGGTGTAATATACAATGATGGACCAAAGAGTTTTTTCTTAAGTAGAGATTACTACATGTGGTTAAATTTTTTACCAATATTTGATAAAGAAGAAAAGCGTTATGGATTTGCTAAAGTAAGGGATGCTCAATATCACATGGCTCTTTATGAGTTATTAGCTGAGTTGACTAATAAGCATTCAGCTATACTTAAAAAACGTCAGATAGCTTCTTCTTATTTTCATATGGGTAAACTTATTAATCAATACTGGTTTGAAGAAGGATCTATATGTAAAGTGGGTGCTTCACTTAAAGATTTTATTAATGATAAAGGATCTTGGAAGTTTTTAGATGAATACAAAACATTTCTTAATGAACATACAGCTTGGTATAGACCTAGCAATCCAGAGAAGGTATTATTGTGGCAACAACAAATTGAAGTCAAAGTAAATAACAGAAAAACAGCAAGAGGTTTAAAATCTAAAATACAAGGTGGTTCATTTGAAAAAAATGCAACAACTGGAGTAGGGGGACCATGTACATATTTCTTTCATGAAGAAGCGGGGATAGCACCAAAGATGTCAGATACATATGAGTACTTGCGTCCAGCAATGTCTTCGGGTATGATGACAACAGGTATGTTTATAGCAGCAGGATCTGTGGGAGATTTACAACAATGCAACCCTTTAAAAGAAATGATTTTAAACCCTAGAGCAAATGATATATATGCTGTAGAAACAAATCTAATGGACGCTGATGGCACTATAGGTATGGCAGGGTTGTTTATACCTGAACAGCACTCTATGCCCCCTTACATTGATGATTACGGTAATTCATTAGTAGAAGAAGCTGTACAAGCAATTATAGAAGAAAGATCTAAATGGAAAAATGAATTAAATGGAGAACAATTTCAATTAAGAATTTCTCAAAAACCAATGAATATTGCTGAAGCTTTTGCATATAGAAAAGCATCAATATTTCCTCAAGGTATTTTAAGTAAACAGCAAAAACGAATTGAAGAAAAAGAATACCCTTATGAGTTAATAGAATTAGATAGAGATGAAAAAGGTATAGTTGCTAAAAGAACTAATAAACTCCCAATAAGTAAATTTCCAGTAGATAAAAAACAAATAGATAAAACAGGTACTATTGTTGTTTGGGAAAGGCCTATAAAAAGTCCTGAATTTGGCGCGTACTACGCATCTATTGATCCAGTATCAGAAGGAAAAACAACTACTTCAGATTCTTTATGTAGTATTTTTGTATACAAGAATGCAATGGAAGTAATTAGAACTAATGAATCAGGAGACGTAGAACAGTTTATAGAAAAAGATAAAGTTGTTGCAGCTTGGTGTGGTAGATTTGATGATATTAATAAAACACATGAAAGGTTAGAACTAATTATAGAGTGGTATAATGCGTGGACATTAGTAGAAAATAATATATCATTGTTTATACAACATATGATTGCTAGAAAAAAGCAACGCTATTTAGTACCTAAACAACAAATACTATTTCTAAAAGATTTAGGTTCTAATAAAACTGTATACCAAGAATATGGATGGAAAAATACAGGTACATTATTTAAAAGTCATTTAATTTCTTATGCTATTGAATTCTTAAGAGAAGTCACAAATGAGGAAACTGATATAAATGGTGTAGTAACAGATCAAACATTTGGTGTAGAAAGAATACCAGATCCAATGCTAATAAAAGAAATGTTAGCTTATTATCCTGGCTTAAACGTAGATAGATTGGTTGCATTTGGTGCATTAATTGCATTTGTAAAAATACAACAGTCAAACAGAGGATATACTAAAAGACGTGAATCAGAGGGTAAATCTTTGGTAAACTCAGAAAATTTGTATAAATTAAAGTATAGTCCGTTTAAAAATATTGGGCGTAGTTCAACATCTAGAACTGGCAGACCTAATAGATCAGGATTTAAAAATATTAAATAGATTCAACTAAATAAAATACGTAATGAAAGTATTAAATGCAATGCAGTTAAAGAATGGTGCCAAGGCTGAAGGAGGCCCTACGTATTCAAGCTTAACACAACCAGTACAGTTTTTACCTTCTTCAGAAAAAACTGATGATTGGGCAGCATGGAATTTAGATTGGCTAGAACTACAAGGTGTAGAATTTTTAAGATCAAATGCTAGAAGACTTTTAAAAAATTATAAGTTAGCAAAAGGTATTATTGATAAGTCTGACTATATAATTGAAGAAGACAATGATTATAAAGATATGATGGATGTTCTAACAAA